ACACAAAGACCTCCCGTCTTGCTAGACCAAAGCCAACAATTCAATAGTCATGCAGTCAAGAGTTGTGTTTCTTAAGCCAAAGCTCAACTCTGGCGTTAAGAAGTCTTTGCCTAGGTTCTATGTTGACCTTATAGAGGAGGCTTTCAATCCAAATTTTGATTACTGCCTTATTGAGGGTGAATATCCGATCTATATCACCAAAAACAAGGTAGCTCATGATATCAGACCAACCTTGTCTCACTTCTTAATTGATGGAGAGTTCCCAGCCATGCTTGGCTTTGGTTACATCTCCTCAAAAAGGACTAAACTCTATGATGGAGTAATGCGTGAGCTTTATCATGAGTGTGCTCTGTCCACCACTTGGGGTCGTGACTGGCCAACTCCAGCTGAAACAGTCTTAATGTCCAGCAAAGAGAAGAAGAGAGAGAAGAAACTGACAAAGTGGCTGCCAAAGTCCCCTGATTACCCACCCCTCTAATTACCCACCCTTGTTTATCAAAACCCCAATCCCAATCACCCATCCCTTATTCCCCATCCCCACCCAAGGCAGCTTATCTGCTTACATCTTTCCAACCTTAGCCCTATATTTTTCAGCACATTTAGCAATAGAAGGAGTTAGCAGTAGATCATCATTGATAATCCCCACAGCAATGAGGAGCTTCTTCTTGTCCTCTCTGGTGAAAAATCTTCCTGTCATGGCAGCCATGTTTGGCTTTTCAAAAGTTGCTGCAATCTCATTAGGCTGCTTGGTTCTCAAAGATGGATTGATGGTTTTAGAGAACTCTAGCATGAAGAGTCCATGGGCATCAGCAATAGCTTCTCCAGCTCTCCCTGGAAGTTCCAGATCAATGATTCCAGCGAAGCTCGGATGCATCATGGCTCTTGGATAAGTTACCCCAGCAACAGTGTCCATGGTTGTGCCTGTCACAGGAAGAGACTCAGACAAAACCTTCAAAGCTTGCACAGTCCAAGGTACAAAAGCAGCAGAAACTCTGGAGAGAGTGATGGTGTCCCTACCAGGATTCCCTTCTTTTAGCTGATAGACAGAGACCAACTGGGCAACAGTGGCAGCTCCCTTCTCTGACATTTTCTTCATCATGGCATCAGGCTTGTTTCCTCTGATCAAGTTCAAAACAATCATCATTTTCACATCCTTCTTCCAGTCTCTTCCTTTTGCCTGTCCTCTTTCCTTGACGAGCTGGACAATCCTTTTAGGATCAAATCCTTGGTAAGCAAACTCATTGACCCATGTAGTTATGATGCCAACATCTGCAGACTCGTCAGAAAAGGATAGGGCGATCGCACGGTAGTCTTCCTCAGACATGTTGCTATTAGTCAGTTAGTAAACGGGAACCTTTGTGT